CTCGGTTCGTGTCAATGGCGGCTCGGCAGAGGTCTATGGCGGCTCGGCTGTGGTCTATGGCGGCTCGGTTCGTGTCTATGGCGGCTCGGCTGTGGTCAATGGCGGCTCGGCTGTGGTCTATGGCGGCTCGGTTCGTGTCTATGGCGGCTCGGCTGTGGTCTATGGCGGCTCGGCTGTGGTCTATGGCGGCTCGGTTCGTGTCAATGGCGGCTCGGCTGTGGTCTATGGCGGCTCGGTTCGTGTCTATGGCGGCTCGGCCGAGGTCTATGGCGGCTCGGCCGAGGTCAAGGGCAAAGAGAACGCAACTATCGTCAACTACACCACATCTGTAATCCCGCTAAAAGGTAATGCTGTTTGCATCGATCGTACTGGAGTCAAGCTGGCGATCCACACCGCTTGAATCTTCCTCCTTAAAAAAGGAAAAAACCCATGATTGCACAGAGTACACACTATTTTGATCTCCGAGACGACGAATTTGTCTGTCATTGTTGTCAGCAGTTACAAGCAAAATCCAATATGATCGACTGTAACGTTTGCGGCCACTTTATATGTCAATCCGGCGATTGCATCACCAGAGACCACCTTTGCACACAGGCCAACGTCTGCACAGACTGCCTGTTGGACCATGAGAAGATGATGCGCTACTACGCAGCCGAGTTGCGTAAGGCCGAAGAAATCTCCGCGGCCAAGTCCATGATGATCAACTCCATGCGGCTGCTATCCTCTGGGAAAATTCTTGCCGCCGCGGCGCGGCTGATGGAGGATGCGAAATGAAAATCGAAGACAGGCATTTGTGCTGGTGGTGTTGGCTTGCGTTTTGCTCGGTCTTGCTGGCCGGGCTACCGATCAAATATCTTTTGGCAAGGAGAGAAAATGAAACTGACCAGGGAAAATCGTATCGAGTGGATGGAAAAACAGTTGAACGATGTACGGTCAAGGACAATACTAATACAAAAAGATTCAGAATCTCCGCATATTGCCCCGGCCCCTGCTGCTGCGGACGATTCGCGGATGGAAGAACTGCTGACAACCACGTCATCACCGCCGCCGACTACGGGCGAATTTGTGCCGCCCCCAAATCCTACCCCTTCGGCACAATCATCAATATCCCTGGAATTGGCAGGGTCGTTACACGAGATCGCGGAGGCAGTATCAAGGCGGCAGGCGACAAAGTTGCCGGGAATGTACTTGAATACGACCGATTGGATATACTCTTCAAAGACCACAGAGCCGCTCTAAATTGGGGCGTAAAGTATCTAAATTGCGAAGTCATCGAACCCAAATAGAAAGGAAATACTGCGATGTACGATCAGGTAATTGGATTGCTGGGATGCAAAGGCAAAGACATCATAACCGACTTCAAGGGGATTATTACTTCGGTTTGTTTTGATTTGTATGGTTGCATACAGGTAATTCTTACGCACAAAGTGGATAAAGATGGCAAAGAAGTCGATTCTCGATGGCTCGATATTAACCGTATCAAGGTGTTGGATAAAAGACTCGTGATGCAGATGCCAGACCTCAAAAATAAATACGCTGCGATCTTGGATGTAAATGGTCCAGCGGATAAACCAGTAAAATAGAAAGGGCGAACATGAAAAAGTGGATTATCGGAATCGTATTGGTGCTGGCGGTAGCGGGCTGCGAAGCGAACCTTCCCGTTGACATGCGGCAGGCGATAGACAAACGGGTGTTCGAGTTGACGGTGGATATCGCCGAAGCGGAAGAGCCGTGCAAGACGTATCTACAGCAAGACCTTGAAATGTTTCAGGACATCCAGCGGGCGGTGCAACCATGAGTACGGAAATTAAAAAGATTGTGATTCGTGTGGGCAAGACCAATATCAATCTGACGATTGAAGATGCGAAAGAACTCAAAGATGTTTTAGTATATTTTATTCCAAAACTGGATGGTATCCCACCGACGCCCATTATTATCGACAAGGATTATCCTTTCATAACGATCGGACGTAAATGGATCCAGTATTACTTTGGTAGTACTTTGGTAATGGGCATAGATGATATTAACCCCAATACGTTGTATTTATACAAATCGGAGAACTCACAATGAGTACGCTCAAAGACCTGCCGGAAGAGATTGCGAAAATCCTGAAACAATGGATAAAAGACGAAACCCAACTCACCGTATCCGAACTTGAAAAATTTGCACCGTATCTTGTCGCGCATCAACACGACGATATCGGCTACCTAATCGCCTACAAAACGATGACGAAGGAACAGCGGATTGAGGCCCGCGACAAGACCAATAAGCTGACGAAGATCGCCGCTAACACCGTGATTGCCCGTAAAGCCGCGAGGCGGAATTTCGTTCTCGGTCTGCTGTCGTTGGTAATTCAAGCGTTGGCTCAGGCGGTTGTCAACGAAGTGGATCGCATATAATCAAGGAGTAAAACAATGTTGCTGAATAGGTCGATAACAATGGAAGAAGTCGGCGGCGAATTATTTACGTTTGATCCGCTCGACATTATCCTGATTGTGGAAAACAATGCGGGATATACAAAGGTGTATCTTCGCCCCTCGTTTTCTTTTATGACGAAGAAGACGAAAGCGGAGATTCTCGCAATGTGCAAAAAGAAGGTAGCTCTTTGAAAATACGGGGCGGCGGCGAAAGCCGTGAGGGCCCTAAGACGGATGCGGCCGGTTAATAACCCCCTCCGGCCCGCCCCACCAAAATATTGATTAAATCTATTAATTATATTGAGAAAGGTAAACCATGAAAAAAAGCGAGCTACCCTACAAGATCGTGAGAACCTATTCGGCGGGAGTATTCGCCGGATTTCTGGAGTCTCGAAAAGGCCAGGAAGTTGTTTTGCGACAAGCCAGGCGGATATTCTATTGGGATGGCGCGGCGAGTCTATCTCAGTTGGCTACAACGGGAACAACAAAACCCGAAAATTGCAAATTCCCTTGTGCAGTGGATCGTGTCGAATTGTTGCAAGCTATTGAAATTCTCGACGTTACCCCCGTCGCAAAAAAGTCGATCGAGAGCGTGATCGTATGGACGAGATAATGTCTGGCTATGGCTCTGGCTATGGCTCTGGCGATGGTTCTGGCTATGGCTATGGCTCTGGTTCTGATTCTGGCTCTGGCGATGGTTCTGGCTATGGCTCTGGCTCTGGCTCTGGCTCTGGCTATGGCTATGGCTCTGGCGATGGTTCTGGCTATGGCTCTGGCTCTGGCTATGGCTATGGCTCTGGCGATGGCTAACAAACCCACCAAAAATCTGCGGAGTGCGGCAGCACTGGTAAGTAACCCGTAGCAGGGGACCGCGAACTATCACTGCCGAAGGTCGCGATTTGGGAGCCGGGTGGGGAATCCGGCCCGCAGACTGTGCGATGGCGGCGAAAGCCGTGAGGGAAAGCCGGATCACACTCCCCACAATCCGGCCCGCCCCGCCAATTGAACAGCGTAAATAAGAAAAGGATGAAAATGGATACAATAATTATCGACGAGAAGTACCCGGGCCTGACCGCTGCGGATAACGAGTGGTACGAAATCCCGGAGTTGGACATTAAAGGCAACGTCGAGATACGAGTCAACCTGCATGTGCTGAAGTCCATGACCGTAAGCGGGAATCACTATTCGACCAAATCTATCAGCGTCGGCAGGGATCAGTACGTCGGCGGGAAGCAGCGCGTCGTCGGGTATCAGCACGTCGTCGGGTATCAGCGCGTCGGCGGGTATCAGCGCGTCGGCGGAGATCAGCGCGTCGGCGGAGATCAGCACGTCGGCGGGGATCAGCGTGTCGAGGGGGATCAGCACGTCGTCGGGTATCAGTACGTCGGCAGAGATCAGTACGTCGAGGGAAATCAGTACGTCGGCGGGGATCAGCGCGTCGAGGGGGATCAGCACGTCGTCGGGAAGCAGTACGTCGGCAGGGATCAGTACGTCGAGGGAAATCAGTACGTCGGCAAGTATCAGCGCGTCAGCGGGAAGCAGTACGTCGGCGGGAAGCAGCACGTCGGCGGGAAGCAGCATGTCGGCGGTCGTGAGACAGGAACAAAAGAACAAGAGATACCCAAGGACTAATTGCGATCGAATTGAAAGGATGAAAATGGATACAATAATCATCGACGAAAAGTACCCGGGCCTGACCGCTACGAAAAACGGGTGGTACGAGATTCCGGAGTTGGACATTAAATGCAACGTCGAGATACGAGTCAACCTGCGGGTGTTGGGGTCCATGACCGTCGGCGGTTATCACTATTCGACCAAATCTATCAACGTCGTCGGAAATCAGCACGTCGGCGGGTATCAGTACGTCGAGGGAGATCAGCGCGTCGTCGGGTATCAGCACGTCGGCGGGTATCAGTACGTCGGCAAGTATCAGTATGTCGGCGTTCGTGAGACAGGAACAAAAGAACAAGAGAAACCCAAGGACTAATTGCGATCGAATTGAAAGGTTGAATGCATGGAAACCATAATCATCGACGAAAAGTACCCGGGCCTGACCGCTACGGAAAACAGGTGGTACGAGATTCCGGAGTTGGACATTAAATGCAACGTCGAGATACGAGTCAACCTGCGGGTGTTGGGGTCCATGACCGTAGGCGGGAATCACTATTCGACCAAATCTATCAGCGTCGGCGGGGATCAGCGTGTCGAGGGGAATCAGCACGTCAAGAGGGATCAGCACGTCGTCGGGAAGCAGTACGTCGGCAGGGATCAGTACGTCGGCAAGTATCAGCACGTCGGCAGGGATCAGTACGTCGGCGGAGATCAGCGCGTCGGCGGGGATCAGTACGTCGGCGGGGGTCAGCACGTCGAGGGGAATCAGCACGTCGGCAGGGGTCAGTACGTCGGCGGGAAGCAGCGCGTCGTCGGGAAGCAGCGCGTCGTCGGGTATCAGTATGTCGGCGTTCGTGAGACAGAAACAAAAGAACAAGAGATACCCAAGGACTAATTGTGATCGAATTGAAAGGATGAAAATGGATGCAATAATTATCGACGAAAAGTATCCGGGCCTGACCGCTAGGAAAAACGAGTGGTACGAAATTCCGGAGTTGAACATTAAATGCCACGTCGAAATACGAGTCAACCTGCGGGTGTTGGGGTCCATGATCGTCGGCGGGAATCACTATTCAACAAAATCTATCAGCGTCGGCGGGGATCAGCGTGTCGATGGGGGTCAGCACGTCGTCGGGGATCAGCACATCGAGGGGAATCAGCGTGTCGAGGGGAATCAGCACGTCGGCAAGTATCAGCACGTCGGCAGGGATCAGTACGTCGGCGGGAAGCAGCGCGTCGTCGGGTATCAGCACGTCGTCGGGTATCAGTATGTCGGCGGTCGTGAGACAGGAACAAAAGAACAAGAGATACCCAAGGACTAATTGCGATCGAATTGAAAGGATGAAAATGGATACAATAATCATCGACGAAAAGTACCCGGGCCTGACCGCTACGAAAAACGGGTGGTACGAGATTCCGGAGTTGGACATTAAATGCAACGTCGAAATACGAGTCAACCTGCGGGTGTTGGGGTCAATGACCGTAGGCGGGAATCACTATTCGACCAAATCTATCATTGTCGAGGGGTATCAGCACGTCGGCGGGGATCAGCACGTTTTGGGAAATCAGTACGTCGGCAGGACTCAGCGCGTCAGCGGGGATCAGCGCGTCATCGGGTATCAGCACGTCGAGTGGAATCAGTTCGTCATCAGAGATCAGTACGTCGGCGGAGATCAGTACGTCGGCAAGTATCAGCACGTCGGCAGGGATCAGTACGTCGGCGGAGATCAGCGCGTCGGCGGGGATCAGTACGTCGGCGGGGGTCAGCACGTCGAGGGGAATCAGCACGTCGGCAGGGGTCAGTACGTCGTCGGGTATCAGCGCGTCGGCGGGGATCAGTACGTCGGCGTTCGTGAGACAGGAACAAAAGAAAGGGAACCCATGAACGAAGACGACGATTTACAAGAAATCCCAACGGAAACGCAGTACCGAACAGCGATGGACGGAATATTTCTGGAGAAAATCAATCTGCTTGTCCGGAAGGTACGCGACACCAGGAAGCGACTACGCAATTTAGAAGGCGACTCCGGAAAGGAAAAACGATGACGACGAAAATCGAGTACGTTGACGACACGATTAACTGCGTGATCGGCTGCACGAAGTGCTCTATCGCATGTGAGAACTGCTGGGCGGTGGGCTGCGTAGAGGGTCTCTGGCGCAAGCTCCGCAAGGATAAATACGAAACCCTGACCAGCAATGGGGAATGGACTGGTCAAGTCATTGTCGATTTCGACGCCTTCAAAAAGTGTCGGACGAAAAAGCCGAAACGTTTCCTTTTGTCATCCCTCGGCGACTGGCTGCACGGGTCGCTATCGACCGACCATATCGCCGCAATCCTCGACAAAATGCGACAGTACCCCCAGCATCGCTTCTACACGCTGACCAAACGCCCGCAACGCTGGAGAGAACTGGGGCCGATCCCGCAGAACGTATGGCTGGGGGTAAGCGTATGGGATCAGGAAAGCTGGTTTCATTATGGTACACCAAACATAGGAACGATGCCGCTGAATGTTAAGACATGGGTTTCGTTTGAGCCATTATTAGGACAAGTCCAGAAGATTGGCACTTCTGGCGTCAACTGGGTAGTTGTCGGATGCGAATCCGGCCCGAAGCGGCGGCCATGCAATATCGAGTGGATTCGATCCATCGTCAGTCAGTGCAAGGAATACCATATCCCCCTGTTTGTCAAGCAGGTAAACATCGACGGCAAGGTATCCCGCAATCCCGCTGAGTGGCCGGAAGATATCAGGATACAGGAGAAGCCCAGTGACTGACCGGGAAAAGATACTGGCGGAAATCAATAAACTCATGGGTGACAGTATGGTGAAAACGAAGGAATTAGCACTTGGGAAGTTAATGAGGTTTGTTCGTGAACTTCCCGCGGCGGCATCCTGGAAACCAGAGGTGATACCGTGAGCCGGTGTAAGCAATGCGGTCAATGTTGTGCAAAGTTGATCCTCGAAGTCTCTGCCGACGACCCAAAGTTGTCAAGGATTGTCGAAAAAATATCAAAGCCCTTGTTTTGGAAAGGGAAAATAACTCATTATCGTATGAATGATCCAAGGCCGCCTCATAAATGTATCTACCTGAAAAATAACAAGTGCAGCATTTACGATAATCGACCGCAATTATGCAGGGATTTCAAACCGGGAAAGCAAAACGACCAGTGTTTTGGACACTGCTGAAATATGAGGGCGGCCACAAATTGGAGCAAGGAAAGTGAAACACTTAATCAGTTTCAAACCTCAATTCATCCCATTGATCGAATCGGGAATCAAGTGCCAGACTATCCGCAAGGAACGGAAACGTCCGATTATACCTGGGGATACGCTGATTCTTTGTACCGGCCTGCGTACCAAGCACTATCGAAGAATCAAAGAGGTGGAGTGCAGCGGTATTTATCGTGTCGAAATACGAACCAACTCGATAATGTTAAGCGGTAAATATCTCTTTGGTGGCCGCTTACTGCAATTCATCCAAGATGATGGTTTCGATGCTCAGAGGGATTTCTATGATTTCTTTCGCAAACAATATGGTCCCCAAGTCTTTGTGGGTGTCGTGATTAACTGGACGGACATGGGATGAGCAAGCGTACCAAGAACAAGCCGGGACGCCGATGGTGTCGGCAATGCGAAAAGGAGCACCCGCTGACCGAACGGTATTTCTCGAAGCGGCATGGCGGGTTCCAGTGGAAATGCAAGTCGTGCCATAGCAAATATTTCAAGCAGTGGAAAACCAGAAAGAAGGTTCGCAAATTGGACACAGAGCCGACTCATCCGCTGGCAATTCCCGGCGTTAAAATTGTCCACAGCGAATCGTTTTCGCACTGTTTTTCCGGACACGAGGAACGAATGAAGATGCACGAAAACCGAATCGCAATGCTAAAAGAAGCGGGGAAAATATGATTGAATCAATGTCCTTACAAAACAGGAGGTATATGGAACGGGGTCTAAAAGCCCCGTTCCCCTACTTCGGAGGTAAATCAATGGTTGCGGATATCGTTTGGTCTTATCTCGGCGATGTGAAACAGTACATGGAGCCGTTTTTTGGCTCCGGCGCGGTATTGCTGAAACGTCCGCCGACAAATCAAGATAAGATATACGAAATCGTCTGCGACAAGGACGGGTTTATCTCCAACGTATGGCGTTCGATTCAATTCAGTCCAGACGAGACGGCGAAGTGGTGCGACTGGCCGATCAATCATGCCGATCTCATGGCCCGCAAGAAGTCGTTGCTTCAAAACGAATCACGTTTGCTGGAGAATCTGTGCAATGATCCGGAATGGCACGATCCGAAACAAGCCGGATACTGGATCTGGTGTGCCTCCTGCTGGATCGGTTCCGGGCTGACGCGCCCAACCCAGATACCGCATCTGGCCAACGATAAGGGCGTGTTTTCGACGACCAAGATACCGCATCTGGCCAACGATAAGGGCGTGTTTTCGACGACCAAGATACCGCATCTGGCCAACGATAAGGGCGTGTTTTCGACGACCAAGATACCGCATCTGGCCAACGATAAGGGCGTGTTTTCGACGCAGGAAAACGGCGTGTACGGATGGTTACGGGCCTTGTCCGCCCGGCTTCGGAATGTCAAGGTCGTCTGTGGCGACTGGACGCGAATCTGCGGCGGGAATTGGCAGGCCCGTAAACCGCCGGTAGGATTCTTTTTCGACCCGCCGTATGCGACAAGCGGCCGCGACGAATCCATCTACCATCATGATTCCATGACCGTCGGCAAAGACGTAGAGGCATGGTGTCTGGAACGCGGCAAGAACCCAGACTATCGGATTGTAGTTGCCGGGTACGACGACGAGTATCAAACCTTGATCGACGCGGGATGGCGTATCCATGAATGGAAAGCAAACGGAGGATACGGGAATCTCGGCGGCAAAGAGTCGGCAGGCAGCAAGAATCGACATCGAGAGCGATTGATAATCAGCCCGCATTGTCTGAAAACAGGACTGTTTTAAGAGGGATCCATGAAAATGAAATACGGACACAAAATGACCACAAGCCGAAATGCGGCAAGAGGATGAGATGAGACATCTTGACCTGTTCAGCGGGATTGGCGGTTTCGCTTTGGCGGCCCAATGGGTATGGGGCAAGGAACATGAGATCGTTTCTTTCGTTGAGATTGATCCGTTCTGCCAGGCTGTACTCAAAAAACACTGGCCAGACGTACCGATTCATTCAGATATAAAGGACTTCAATGGAACCGCTATTGCCAACACCACAAGCATTAGACCACCTTCCGGTATTCGGAAACAGCCCGGAAGCGAGGGCGAAGAGATTGAAAAAAGGTGGGTGTGCGAATCTCAGGGAGAAGATTCAGGAGCCATTGACCTCCTTACAGGTGGATTCCCCTGCCAGCCCTATAGTTGCGCCGGGAAACGAAGAGGCGCGGGCGATGACCGCGCATTATGGCCGGAAATGTATCGCGTTATCCGAGAAACCCGACCCCGTTGGATCGTTGGCGAAAATGTTGCTGGCTTCATCAATCTGGGACTCGACCAGAGTATTGCTGATCTGGAAATGGAAGGTTACACCGTGCAAACGTTTATTATTCCAGCTTGCGCCGTCAACGCCCCGCACAGACGAGACAGGGTGTGGATTGTTGCGAACTCCGGATGCGAACATGGAACGGGGACCGAGAAGTCCGAAAAATCTTCACGACCGATATACTGTCCGCAAGATGCCCCTGTGCCTGAACGATCAGATTGCCATGCTCCCGACACCGAAATTCCGCGACTGGAAAGGATGTACACAAAGGGGAGCGGACTCGCCGGGAGATGGCCTTCAGAATGCTATGACGGCAATTTCGGGAGGTGGACGGAGGGGTGGATTGAAGTTGCAGCCCGCCTTTGTCGAGTGGATGATGGGATACCCTTCAGAGTGGACCGCCTTAAATCCCTCGGAAACGCCATCGTTCCGCAAGTGGCGGCGTGCATTATGCAAGCAATCAAAGAAGTGGATGAGATGAGCAAAGAAAGGAACCAATAAAATGCCCGGAACCATCTTCAGCAATTTCGCCTTCCGCGTACACAGAACGAAAACCATCGCACAGTGTGAGTATTGCGAAATCCTTGCCTTGCGGTGTACTTATTCTGAATCGAACTGCCGATTTACAACTCACGGGAGCACGAGTTTCACAACCCGGTACTCAAAGACGCGGCAAGGATTCCAACGTCTGAGTGTCCGTATTACACATTAGGAAAGGAGAATCCATGATCGAGATCATCGGAACTATAACGACGATTTTAGCGGTATCAGGCGTGATACTGAACAACAGGCGCAGGATTGAATGTTTTTACTTGTGGACGGCATCCAATGTTCTTTCGGCGGTGATACACTACATGACCGACACACGGTCTTTGATGATCAGGGACTTGATCTTCCTTCTGCTGGCGATTGAAGGGATAATCCTCTGGAAAAGGAAAAAACAATGATCTTAATCGGCGTTGACCCAGGCACGACGGAAAGCGGATGGGTAAGGTACGAACCGGGCGAAATGAAAATCATGGACTGCGGAATTCAATCGAATGTCGGATTACTGGATGAGATTACTTACGAACAGGACACGTATCTCGTCGTCGAACGGATTGCGTGCATGGGAATGGCGGTCGGCAAAGAGACGTTCGATACGGTGGAGTTCATCGGAGCGTTGCTGTACGGATACTACGGTATCCCGGACTGGGCGGAACGGTACAAATATACCGTAACCCGCCATCAGTGCAAGATACACCACTGCGGAACGGCCAGAGCCAGAGACGCAAATATCCGTCAGGCGATTATCGACCGCTTTCCCCCTACCGGCGGCGGCAAGGTCAGGCAGATCGGAACCAAGAAAAACCCCGGTCCGCTGTACGGGGTCTCCTCTCATTGCTGGAACGCTTTGGCGGTATGCCTGACGTGGTACGATACCACGCTATTCAAAAACCGCGCAGGATTGATTTAGGCGCGTTTTCCCGGCTAAAGGTATGCGGGGATACCCAAGCGGGACGAAATTCGATTGTAGCGGCAAATAGACGCATAGAATGACAATGTTAAGATGGGAAGGATATGACCCGCGAAGATGCACTTTTGGCGATGCTATTGCTAACAAGACTTAGGTTAAAAGAATTGGGCGACTACCATTTTTCTGACTTGATCCGTACTTACGCAAGAAATTTAGAATACGAAATCCAAGATCACAAGGACGAGCACGGAGCGCCGTATTCGATAATTAAGTATAATTCAACAGTAGGTCTCGCTATTAGAAAGAAGAATCCATGAACGATCCGCAGTGGCTTAACGCCTATACGAAAGACGGAAAACACTCCCAGTGTGGAGAAGATGGTATCCTTAAAAAGATATTCGATGTGATCGGCGTCAAAACCGGATGGTGTGTGGAATTTGGGGCGGGCGACGGTATTACCAATAGCAACACGTTCCTATTCATCCGACTCGCACAATGGAACGCGGTAATGATAGAATCGGAAGATCATTCGTTCCAATATTTGAAACTGAACCACGGATGGAATCCAAAAGTAACTTGTATCCACAAAACGGTAGAATGTGCAGGGGATAATTCGCTGGATACAATACTGAGCAAAACGCCGTGTCCGTCGATGTTCGATCTCTTATCCATCGACATCGACAGTTACGATCTTGCGGTATGGGAGTCTCTGATACATTACCACCCGCGCGTGGTAATCATCGAATACAACCCTACAATGTCAAACACGGTATTGTACCGGTCCGAACCGGGAGAACTGCACAACGGGAATTCTCCGCTGTCGATTGTCGAGTCCGCAAAAAAACGAGGATACGGATTGGCCGCCGCAACTCTTTTTAACGCAATCTTTGTTCGTTATTTTGAGGATTATAAGAAGCTTAATTTGAATACATTCTCGCATCGACTGGACACTGTACGCTCAGACTACAAACTATTAACGGAGATTTGGCAGGGAGACGACGGGGTATGTCATTACACCGGCGCGCAGGCCAGCCCGTGGCTTGGCGTCATGCTGGACATGAACGATCTACAGCCGATCCCGGAGAAATTCCGTAAGCCGCCGCACAGGATGGACACGAAAACCATGACCGAGTTTGTGGCATGGCGCGACGCGGTAAACAAACGACACGGCCGCACGTTCTCCAATGTCTCTACATCCAGAAAAGATTAACGCGGCGAATACTGCATGATATTTGTGTGACTCAACCCGCCAAATCCCCCAACAATCGAATAGGTGTCGTCTGTTCCAAAAGTATAAGTTATCGACGGAAAAAACGTAATTCTCTCCGTGGCCGTTCCTCGGTCTGTATGACTTATTATAAGATGATATGAATGACTTGTTGCGCTATTGTCGTACAAAATCAATATACAATAAGTCGCATCGAACGACGGGCTTGTATCTGGTATGAACGAATTCCTGCTGGTTTCCGGCAGCGACACATTGTCTGCGGATACAGACGGCCCGCCACCGCTGGCAATCTCCATCGCCGCATCTGTCGCGATCTCCGACGCGCCTATCGCGTCCGTGGCAATCTTGGCCGCCGTGATCGAATCGTCGGCGACCGTAACAAAGCCATTCGCGTCGATGGATAAAGATGGAAAGTTTGTCGGCGCGGCAGAGGGGACATTGCCGTTAATCAGTGCCGTATTGACTGACGGGCTTAACAGAATCTCTTTGTATGCCGTTCGAGCCGCCGCTGTTTCATCGGTCACGCGCACGGTAACTTTCGTTCCGGCGGCCCCATCGACAGCCGCAATCGGCAGGCAGATTCGGTACACGCCGCCGCCAACATGAATAGCGGCGCCAGACGAGTAAGCCGTATGCGTATTGGCAAGGTCGGTACACTCGACAGTCACCTCGTCGCCAATCGTTCCCGACCCGGTCGGCTCTTCCGCGTAGTACAGGGTTATATTGGTTCCCGACAACGTCGTGATCGGAGTAATCCCGTCCGCCGTCTGAAACAGAATGACATTGATGATCGGGCTGGCCGATCCAGAGGCGATAATATCGGCGCCCAACGAAATCCCGCACAGAAGAGCACCGAATAATCCGATAAGAAAACGTTTCATAATTTGCTCCTAAAATAGCCCGTACCGTGTTGGACTTGTTTCGACTTCCAGTATCCATGTTTCCGAATCGCTTCCACCCGTGGCGGTGACGCCGACCGTGATCGACCACCTGCCGGGATACAGAGGCGTTCCCGTTATTTCCCCGGTCGCCGTATTCCCCGAAGCCCACGCGGGAAGTCCTGAAAACGACCATGTTTTTGTATCGCCGTCGTCGTCGGTCGCGTAGCGGACAATCCCCCACGCCAGGCCCGCCGTCGCAACCTGAGTACCCGGACTGATATTGAAATACGGCGCGCTGTTGGCAATCGGAATCGCAGAGACTGTGATCGTAACCACTTCCGTATCGGTCAAGGCGGCGTCATCCGTAACGACGACGGTTACATCGTAGGTTCCCGCCTGCGAGGGCGATGAAGTCGGAGTCCATGAGACGACCCCGGTACTGCTGTTAATCGTGCATCCGGACGGCGCGTTCACAAGCGAATAGACCAGCGGAGCCGTGCCCCCCGTCGCATTCGCATCCATCGAAATCGCCGATTCCTCTTCCACCGATTTCGGGCCAATAGCGGCAAGCACCGGCGCCCCGGCCCCAGCCGAGACAAACTCATACGCCCCCCGATCCGCGTCCGCCCCCGACTCACGAGTAACGCCGATGATATCGGTGGCATACCGACCCGCCGTAGGATCGCCCGCCAACGCCGCCGCAAGCCGATAATTGCTCGCGGAATAGTTGGCAAACAACGCGGAGATCGCCGAAGATGTCATTTGGGAATCGTTGGCCCCCCACGAAAACCCCGACATGTGAAAGCCCTTGGTTACATAGACATTATAATCTTCGTAGGTTACTTCGACCTGCCGACCTGAATTCGTGTCCAGCACCGTGTACAGATCAATCATGCCCTGCACAATATTATTATGGAAAGAGGTTACAACCGTGCCAAGCCCGTAGTCCTCAACCATGACAAGTCCGCTTCCTGGCCCGCCCACTGTTCCTTTGGCAATCGTGTTATTTCGAAATACGATCCCATTCGCCCCCATCATACGAACCGAACCATTACCTTTCTGTTCGAGATCTGTGTTATAGACCAGATTGTTTTCAATCACCCAGTTTTCAGACGCTGCCGTGTCATTCCGAAGAAACATCCCCTGCTGGTCGCTGTCGTGGAGGATATTACCGCGAACTGTAATATTCCTACATTTTAGATTATTGACCGTTGGATAAGCCGGATAATACCCATACGCATTATTGAATTGGATTAAATCAATATGATTGCCACTAAACTTTCCGCCATAGCGGATTGTATTGCGTTCGATCAGGCAGGCCGTGCCGGAATACTCGTTGGCCCCAATCACCGTAAGCCCATTGTCCGTGAAATAAGACACCGTATTGTTTGTAAGGGTGAAGTCGTTTCCAGCCACAACAATCGAATCATCGCAGCCCAACACCGTGCAATTCTGGATCGTCATGTTTGTATTGAGTTCGGTCGTGCTGTAGGCGCAATTGATCCCGTATCGAAACGCCGTCCCAAAATTAACCCCGGACTGGCCGCCTGTTGAGGTCAGAGCATTGTTGTAGGTTCCGGTTCCTGTAATTGTAACCCTATCAATCAATGCCTGATCGGTATAGGAGAGATTTATCGCCGTAACGTTGGGAAGGCCAGTTGTCGCATCGTATCCTTCTCCGGTCACTGTACAATTGATCACTTTCCAATATCGCCCAAACGCCAGATTCAATCTTCCCGTAAATGCGATCCCCTCAAACCACAGGTACGTGTCGGCCATGACGGTAGGATATCGAGCGGCCTGGACAAGCCCGGAGATCGTCGGCGTGTTGCCGACATCATTCGTAACCTTAAACCAATCTGTTCGAGTCTTGTTTTGCTCAGTCGTCCAGGTATAGGTTCCCGTCCGCAGGTACACCGTGCAGTTGCTCAGATAATTATTGCCCGCCGTCCCAAGCGATTGTACTTTCGTCAGCGTCGCATACGGATTGCCCGTCGATCCGTCGCCGGTTGTATCGTTGCCGCCGGAAGCGTCAACATAGTAATCCGCCGCATACACCGGCAGGCAGAATCCCAATATCAAAACAAGATATTTCATCCCGGATATCATTGGAAGCCCCCGCTGAACCCCATCCCGCCGCCAGCGGATAGCGTGATCTGATCAATCACCGGGATAACTCCGTAAAACCGATAACCGTCCGAGGCATTATCGTAATCGACTGCCGTTGCCTTATCCGAGGTCAAGGTAGTCCCGTAGAGCGATCCGTACATCGAGCGCAGACTGGCCGCATCGGGAAACGTCCATGCCAAAAAACTCGTGAATGCCGTTGTCGTCGCCGGCTGTACAAGAATTCTATAAACGCTGTTTGCGGTCAGGGTGGTTGGCGTAAACGGAACGTAAATGAGATAATTTCCGCCGACAGAAGACAAGACCTGACTGACATCGACATCGACACTGAGAACCTCGGTTTTGTCGGAAAACAGTTCCAGAGCGAAGTCGGAACCGGCGGCGGGACGCATCCAGACATACGCACCCACCAGACGGCAGGTCAAGGGCGGAGTCCATTTTATCCCCCGATACAACGGGGCATTACTTGTGCTCCATGCTTGGTCCGTTCCGGCGCTGATACAAAGGATTCCGTTCGGCACGACTCCGTTGGCATATTGAACGCCGATCATCGGCGGTTTTGTGCTGATCGCCCACGTCCCGGCTGCCATGACTACCCCGAACGGAGACAACGAAACTGACGCCTGAATTGTATATCCGTAGGCCACGGTAACATTGGCGCTCGATGGATCATCGACTGGAGCGACAACAACGGCTAGCGCTTCTCCCTGCGTCGGGCTATAGCCGCCTCCGCCCAACGTGAGCCATCCCGACCACCCCGTCGCCGACGGATCGACGTCGACATAGACATCGTTCGATCCCGTACCGCTCTTGATCGTGCCGTCGGGAAGACCCGTGGCCGCCGTCACCCCCTGTAACGATACCCGATAGGTCGCCGGTGTGCCCGTTACCGCCGTGATGCGAAATCCGGCCTTCGTGATCTTGCTGGTGGCTCCGGCAATCGGGGCGATGAACACAGACCCGGCCTTCGTTTCCGACCCCTCACCGACACTGTTAAGCTGTAACGTTGTAAATGTGACATTGGCCGGCAGACTGTAGGGATTTGCGATGGGAAGATTGTACACCGAAACATCGGCCCCGCACGTCAGCCCGCACAGCAGCAAAAACAGGAGAAGATATCGCTTCATTTCTCGCCTCACTTCTTAGGTAATGCCATATCCCCGACAAAATTCACGCCGAACAGAACAGCGATAAACTTGTTGGTTACGTCGATCTGCTCCGGACTCATGCCGACCTCCGGCCCCAGATAATTCACCATGCCGAGAACAATCAAAAGAAAGTACCTCTTTTTCCCACGCATCTTGCTCCAAAGCACCTTGATAGTTTCCATACCTGTCCTTTCGGTTAAGGTGGGGCCGCAGGGTAGAACACCCACCGGCCCAGACCCGTTACTAATTCGTACTGTCAAACGCCATACCGGACTGCTTGGCAATCAGCTTGTCCAGCTTGATCTTAATCTCGTCGTGATCCTTGCTGTTCGACTCCATATACCGATACATCCGCTCCTCAAGAACGGAGACCCGCGTTTCCAACGCATGTACCGGATCGCTCCCCTTGGTCTGCAACTTTTCGATTTGAATCCCGATAACCCGGATTCGCTCTTTACTCATCGTGTAGCTTCCGACAATCCCTGCGCCGACAATCACCAGCGTCAACGCCGGTTGTATCCACCAGTAATTTCTTTTAGTGTCTAACATCGTAGCTCCAAATAAGTTCCTTCTTTGCTGTCACCCGATCGCCAATAACGCAGCGATTACTGCGGTTACATTGTCTTCTTTCGGATACAAAAACACGCCGCCATACCCTTCAAACTCTGCCTCCGTCGCGGCAATCTCCGAACACAGGTAGTACTGATTTTCCGGTACAGCTACATTTTCTTTTGTGGTATGCAGGTACATCGAATGAATCACCGTGCTAAGGGTCTTTCCGGCAATCTGGTTGGCGATATTGACCGGCTTATCGTAGTACGTGCTGGTGATGATCGAATTCGACGCAAGCGAATCCAGCAGGTTGTAAAAGTGATACGTTCGAACCGAGCCGCCGGGATAGATGTAATCGACCTGACCGTGCAGTTCCGTCGCATACGACACCGCCGCGTTCACATTGACAATATCGTCCGCCGTCGGAACATAGTTATCCACCCACGACAGATACGGATAGACCGGATTCGTCGATGGGGCATACGCTTCCATATCGAAGCCGATGTAATCACATCCGTAGGCGGCCCTCAATTCCATCAATGCCGCAACCTCTCCGGCATAATACGACGAAGAAAACATAATTGTTGCGTCATGCCCTTTTGCCGTCGTCGTCGGCCAGAAATTCCGCACGATCCCAGACTTCTTACCCGCTTTGCGAATCGTCGAAACGGCGTACCGGAGCAAGCTGTCATAGGTAGTCGTGTAATCGTTCGTATGCCGGTTCCCGACATAGATCAATACATGCGTAACAAAGGTGGATGAAACGATGGACTCGATATTCGCCTGGCTATCCCTGCCAACATGGAAAAACCAAATCCGGTTAGTCGCAGGAGATACCGGCTCGCTTGGCGATACCACAGCCCCAAAAGAAACCTGCCCGGCCAATCGCCGCCGCTTGGCGCTTCTCATTTTTGATTTCATGCTTCTCATGTCGCCTGCCATTTCATTAGAGGGCACTTCTCAGATTCCACTCTTGCTTTGGCCGGAATAAAACACCGACAAATCGAACACCATAACGTTTTTGCTACCCAGTAGTTATTTTCGCACTGTTGACAGATACGGATTCGGCTGTCGGTGAATTCGTACTTTTTGCCGCGCGCCAAAGCCGAAAATCCCTGAACAATTGATTTAACTTTTCCGCAACATCCCATTAACCGCAATCCGTATTGATCGTCCAATAGGACGCCCATTGATCGCCAAGACCGGGCTCGCTTGCGAGGGTCGAATAGTGGCTTGCCGTACAAGTATATTTTTCGGCACGATGCGCCACGATTTTCCCGACTTGGTATCCGGTATGGATCTCCCATCCCTCAAAGGTTCCAGGCCAGAATTTTGCCTTGCCGCTATGACCGACTACATCGCTCCCGTTTAGGTTATAGATGTAGGTAAACCCTCCATCAACCAACAGGTCGATACATGAAACAGAAGAACTGTTATTGTTGACCTCTTCGCACCACACGGGAGACGAAGGAGTGTACGTTATCGACCCTCTGAATACGTTTTTATAAGGATCTAATGCGCCATAAGGGGAATATTCGGATGGATATAGCCGATGCCTTACGTCCGCATAAAACAGGTTATATATTGGCTCGGAAAGCCGCAACCGGATATAGATAACGCCGTCATCATACACATAATCACAGTCTCCTCCGGAACGGGTAAGCACGAATGTTTTATTCATCCGCTCCGCATTGTAATACGGGTCGTATGCCTCCCAGTATTGCGGAAACCATTGCGATGCATAATGCGTTGTACGGGCATGCCAGAGACTTCCATTGTATGATACAAAATCGCCGGGTCCCCAATCTGTCCCGGTAACAAAAGAACCGAATGCCGGAGGACTGCACGAAATAAGATCGCAAAAAGAGACCGTGTATTTAGCGGGGCATGTAATCGACGTTCCACAGCACGTGGAACATATCTTCCCCGTTGCGCTGGAGTATAGTTTTATTGAAGATGGATTCCACGCGGCGGGACACATTAACAGTCCTCTGTGGCTTGGAATATCTGTAGCGCACGCCACGTATTCCCGTCCTGAAAGACGAAGATTCGAGTGCCGTCAACCAGTCTCGGAAAAGCGGAGTTGAGGGCTGTCCCTCCACAGATCACGCAGCTTACCGTGATTTCCGTGCCCGTCGTGTCGGTATCCAGAAAGCATACAATCGTTGCCCCGGCCCCAGCGTCGGTTTTACAGAAAGCCGAATGAATCCCGGTTGCCCCGCCGGATTTCGGTATCTTCGGAAGTAACTGATTGATGTCCAGCCCGACTACAACGCCGTTCTCCCCGCGGCGTACCGTGATCGTGCCGTCCCCTCGCATATTCCAAACCTGCTTGCAAAGACGGATCGCCTCATTGATCCTTCGGACAAGACCTGCCGGACCTTGTTTGAATTCCTGTAGCATTAGGCCGCCGCGTAGGTTATCACTTTATTCGTGCTGGACGGCTGAATCTTGTTCGTCAGCGTTGTCTGGGCCGGGTTGTACTTGAACACGCCAGGAGCGTCCAGTTTCAAGGTGGTAATCGTGTTGGTTTTTGCACAGGCCGTCATATCCAGAGTACCGCCAAGCACCGTTGCCAGAGTAACCGTTCCACCGGCATTGTAATAGACATACCCCCCGTTAAGGATGAGAGAGTCCACCAATCCGGTATAGGCCCCGCCGTCTTTAATCGTAACCGACCCGCTATTGACCGTAAATACGCAGCTTGAGGTATCCGAATCGTGTATCGCATCATAAGTTCCGCCGCTGATAATCGTTGTGGTTGCCGCCCCATATCCTGAGAACGTGCCGCCGGTCTGCCGATAGGTTGCCATATACTCGCCGCTGTTATTGCGTACAACCGTTCCGCCGTTATTGTTGATCGTCGTCGTGGTTGCCGTTCCGATATAGACATACGCGCCGGAACTGACATTTAGCGTTGCTACATTGACGTTGCCAGCCGCGTACTTTTCCTCGTATCCGATACCCACCTTGCCGGACAGTACGTTAATGATCGCATTAGCGTCCGTCGTGTAAAGCCAAACGGCAGGCAAATCGGTATCTGAGTTTGTGCCTGTGTTATAGACGGTAATGGTCGGCGTCGATGCCGTTGTCTTGATGAACATCGGAGATGCGTAGGTTGGTGAACCCGGACCATAGTAATTATTGATGACGATATTCGCAGCGTCATCCCAATAGAGATAGGCCGGATCACGACCCCTCGATGGATTCTGCGAAATCTGCGAATCGTTGATTTCCACATAGTACGGGGCCTCCGCCGCCGCCGTTCGGTTCAATCCGTACAGGATCGTCGCGCCTTCGATGATGATACTTTGCAAGGCCGACGCGCCCGGGACAACTCCTGTGTCCCAGTTCAATGCCGTGGCGAAATCGTAGGGTCCGGAAGTGGCCGTACCAGACGACCTGACAATCGTTTGATCGTCAGCCGCCCCTCCGCCCGCTTCGGTAGTCGTTGCCGCGACATAGAACGGCACACCCGCCGAATCCGCCGTAAGTGTCAGCTTGGTGGTAACGTCCGCAGCCGTGATCGGCGTACAAAGGTAATGCGTGCTGGCGTTCCATGCTGCCGTTAATCCGGCGGTAACATTGGCCACTGTCGTCGCTGTTGCCGTAAAGGTAACCGTAGTTGTATCGGCGTTTTCCCCGGTAACGGTCAAAATAAATATATCCCCGACCTCTATCGTACCGCCAGGGGTTATGTCATCGACTTGTGCAACAGCGGCCGCGCCGCCTATCCATCGTACATCTGCCATAATACCCTCTTATTTCGTCTGTCTTGGGGCACGAATGCCCCGAATTCCCAACGCATTAAAATCAGTAGTTCCATATACACGATACCGTTTTCGTTGCGATCCAACCACGGACGGGTCTATCGGCCTCCCCGTTTCTGGATCGGTATATACCACTTCGCTATCCCAATATAAATTCGTGGGGGTTAATCGGCACGAGAATACATACCGAACATTGTAATATCCCATATCGGTCTTGTCGGGTCCGTACTGAAACGCATAGATACGATCTGCATGAATCTCCTGACAATACACAAATCCAGGCACTCTCCCAAAGAAAATAGAGGAATTAAGTCGGCCCGTATTCAGCATGATCTTTTCTATCAGTGCATCTTCTGATATAAGCTCGTCCTGTTCGGCGATAATCTGAACAATAGTGATATTAGCGTTTGTAGAACATCCCTCTTTTGTAGATGATTTATTCAGAACGTACATATCCTCTTTTGAAGAGGCATACGCAGCATCACCGGATTCAAACGATGCGGTTGTTCTGGCCCACCCCCGATTACATTCAACGCCCTCAACCCCGCCGTTAAAAGACATCTTGGCATAGGACATCAGAAACGATTCGTAGGATAGCGTAACCTCTACGATGTCTTTCGATACCGCACGCGGCGATCTTTCGCGGAGATAGCATTGAGCGGGGATACCCGGATGTTGCGCTCCGATAGCATACCGGCCGCTGTAATAATAATCCAAAGCATCCAACGCAACGGGAATCAGGTTATCGACAGTGATGATCGGCCCGCCCCCGCGCGCGTAGGTTCCGTACACAAGATTGGATATCATCACCTTCCGTTGAACGGTGAAACCTGTAGCGGTTTCGGAAGCCGTTTCGCCGTTAACCAAAACATCGTGGATGGTAGCTGTCATTGCTTCTTTCTTTTAGTTCAGTCCGTAGTCTTTCGACATTCTTTCGATGGTAGATCGAATTGCCGCAATATCCGCCGCCTGTTTCTGTTCCAGACTCTTGCCAATCGTTAAACCAGACACTGACATTAAAGGCGATACCTCCATAAATGAATCGCGGCCTCGCCGAATGGATTCCGGTTTGGAAGCATCTGCATATTCCTTTTCGGCGTTCTTAACTGCACTATCCAGTATGTATAGTTCTCTTTCGGTTAAGGCAGCATCCTTCCAGAAATACCTTCTTAATTTAGTAATCTCATCCATCTTACTCAGATACTTATCCATCGGAGTCATGGCCTCTTCCATCATTTGTTCGGCCCACTTCTCCATCTTCTCCCGTTCAGGTCGTTCAAATTCGTCATACAAACGGCCCAAAGTGGTTTCATATCTTTCCAGAGTGATTTGGTTTCTGCCGAGAGCAATATCCAAGACATTGATCGTGTCGGCCAATACTTCTTGGGGAGTCCGCAACTTACTTTCGATGGATGCTACGTCTTTTAATAGTTCGGCATTTTCCTCTAACGCCTTATTCCAAATGGTTGTTGCCGCCGTTGCCGCGTTCGCAGCAATGACTTGCTTGTAATAATCTTCTTCCAATTCTACGGCGGCTTGTCCAGCTTTATGCCACCAATAAACCATGCCCGGCAAAGTAGATGATGTAATTTTACCCAGCAGGCCCATTTCCTTCCATGCCTTCGCATAGGACTCAATACCAAAAGTTACTCCGCCGACAATCTTTGTGCCGAGCGATCCGATTATTTGTTTTCCTTTGGCGGCCTGAATACTAAGAACTTGCGCTTGCAATAACTGTACCTCGGACAATACGACCCCATACTTTTCCGCTTCTTTGGATAGTTTCTGAAAGCTGTCCGCTCCGCCTGATAGTACCGGAAACAACCCTACAGTTGCGCGACCGAATAACTGAAACATGTCGGAGGTAACTTCGGTTGTAACACCCAATCGATCAATCTGTTTTGTGATGTTCAGTAATGCCTTTTCAGGGTTTCTTCGTAACGATTCAACCGTCAATCCATACCGTTGCATTACAAAGGACAGTTTATCCATTCCTTCACCGCCATCTTGGACGCGCCGGATAAACTGAAACAATCCTTTAGATAAAGCATCTACATCGCCACCGGATGCAGACATTACATACCGAAGTCGTTGGAAACTTTCTACGGACATCCCAAGTCCGCGTGCAAGGTCCAATGTCTCATTGGCCCTTTGCGATAGCTTTAATGCGGCAAACGCAGTCCCAGCAATCGAAAAACCGATACCAAGAGAGCTTAACGTACCCTTGAGCATCTTCGCCGACGCCTGAAACGCGGTCATATCCCGCTTGCCCTTCTCCATGTTCGGAGTCCACTTGGACAAGTCGGCGATCATGCGAGCGATCAATGTACTAATGACTGCCATCGGCTGGCCTCGATATCGACATCAGGATTCGTTTCATTTCTTCCATCGTCTGCGGTTTTTTCGGTTCAAAGTTCGGCATAAAGTCGGATATCTTGAACGGCTCATGTTTCCCACGATTGATGTTGGCCGTCAGGCAGGCCAGCATCGCCGCACGGTAATCGGCTCTGGCCTCGCCGAACGGATCGAGATTGTAGTAGGCGATCCATTCCGACAGTTCGCGGCTATCGAGCCGAGACAACAATTCTCGTACCGTCATCCCCAGGTGGGCGGCCAGACGGAAATAAAACTTCCGCTCCGGCCTTGCCATCAGTTTTTTTCAAGTTCCTCGATATCGGACTTTCCGAGGGCGTTAAGTTTTGAAGCCGCCTCCGCGATCCGATCCAACGCAATCGACGACTTGCCGCCCAACGCTTCAACATCGGTATCCTTGAATAAACGATTTCCAGTTTCATCGCAGATACAACACACGGCGATCTTGGCCCGGAAGTTTCGGATATTCGCCGTCTTATCCGGGCCGCGTCCTTCCAATACCATCCGGTCGAACGAATCCCGCTCCGTGCCGCTCATGGTCTTGATGTAAACCCGCATGTTCCATTCCGGGATATCCAGAGGTTCAATTTTGGAATCGTTACAACCTAAAATCTCTTCTTTTGTCGCCATACTGTTTTCCTTCACTCGTTATAAGATTATTTATGCGGCCGTACTGTACGTTACCGCTCCGGTCATTTTAATGGTTACGCTCTGCGATATTTTCGATCCGGTATCCAGCGTATGTCCTAACGATGTGATGAATCCGGCCCCATTGAAGCTGCTTGCCGCCGAGGTACTCGCCGTATCGGGAAATTCGATTTCCCAATAGACCGGGTAATGATTGTTAATGCCATACGTTGTGCCCGTCAGAATTACCGCGTCCGTCTCGTTGTAATTCAATTCGCAGGTAATCTCTCCGCCATCGACCAGACCCGGTATGAATTCCTTGGTGATGTTGGCCGAGGTCAATGTGGAAATATCCACACTATCCCGCGTCATATTCGGCCCTGAAATGCTTGAAATATTTGCCAATGAAGCCACTGAAGATGCGGCCGAACCCATCTTCAATACCGCTCCGTAACCATGTATTCCTGTACTCATATTATGCTCCTATTAGGTTGCCGCAGAAGTTGTATAGGTTAATGCCCCAGTCAGTTTGATTGTGCACGACTGGCTGATTTTCGATCCGGTATCCAGAGCATGGCCGAGACTGGTAATAAAGCCCATGCCCTCGAAACTGCTGCCAACCGTTCCCGATGCCGCTGTTGCCGTTGCGTCGGGGAAATTCATGGCAATATAGATCGGGTAGTGGTTATTGATACCGACCGTGGTTCCGGTCAGCAAGGCCGCATCGGTTTCGTTGTAGTTTATTTCCAATGTGATTTCGCCCGGATCAATAAGCCCCGGAACAAATTCCTTTGTGATACTGGCCGAGGTCAATGTGGAAATATCAACGCTGTCTCTTGTCATGTTCGGGCCAGAAATACTTGTAATATTCGCAACGGACGTGGCATTGCTGGATACACCATCGGTTCCAAGTTTCAGTACGGCCCCGTACCCGTGAATACCTGTACTCATGTTTTAGCTCCTATTCGTTAAACCAAATAATAAAATCTAATGCTTTGCCGTACCGAAACAACAGTTGCGTGTCGGCTGGAAATTCGGATATATCGTTTTCACCGTCAATCAAAGCCCGTTGGATATAGGTTGAATCCTTCGTTCCGGCGTAATCGTCCAGAGCATTTCGTACCGCGTTGGCTAATGTGCGAACTCCGGCATAGTCATCATCCCAACAGTTGATCTGGTATCGGGACATGACTAATCCGGTAGCCGAACCTAATACATGGTCCCTCATCCCGGATATCTCGTGATAAGATATCGCCGGAACGGTTATGCCCTGCGGGATATTATTCGGGTATATCTTGGCAACAACAATACCAAGCACCGTGGCGTCATCGTGCAAGACATCGTAAATCGCCCCTTCAATCGACATTAAAATTCATCCCCTGTAGAGCGTTCCATATTGGTATCGTAATCGGCCGCCTGCGACTCGAACGCTTGACGGTGTTTCTTCGCCCAGACCGCCTCGAAATACTTGGCCACGAAATTCGACAATATCCGAAACCGTTCCGGAGTCGTCATGTCGCTTGACTTTCGCATATATGGATACGGAGGAACCCACTTCACCCCAGCGCTGTTTCCGGCCTTGCGTATCTTTTCGCGTCTTCTTTTAGAAAGACCTTTATTTCCTCGTGCAACAATGACATGCCCGTACTCGATTGCCGCCGGGATATACTGCCGTCGTCCGGTTGACTTCGAGATGTAGATCGGGGCCGTCGGGTCGTCCGTGGTTCCCGGTGTCGAGGCAGCCATCCATGCCGGAGCGGTAAACACGTTCACTCCGGCGGAATACTTTCGGCGTTTCTTGAACTTACGAAGGATGATATTTTCGGCGATGGACTTGCCCATTGTCCCGCCAACCATATTCATCACAAACACCTTGGCCATCTTCTGCATTAACTTTTGTGAAACGCGCAAGGCGCTAGTAAAGACCCCGCGTTGTTCCGACAGACGGAGAGATTCCAGCTTGGCCTTCAACTCTTCCGCGCCTTCGATCATCATGGCAAACCGTGCGGCAGGCATTACGATAGCACCTCGTTGCACAACAGAACCAAATACTCGTTCCCCTGCCCTTCGTTGGATACGGAAACAATTTCGGCAACACGAGACCCAAAATAGATTCGATGCTTGATATCAACCGTGGATAAATATCGGATGACCACCTTGTGCGTTACCACTCCGACTATTTGCTGCGCGTTTCCTTCCTCCGAAGAGGATACGGCATAGATGGCTGCCCAGACGGTGTCATATTTCGCCCAAGTCTGCACGTCCTCGCCATAGCCATTTTTCGCCACGGTGTAGCCGTACAGGTCGATGCTATGCCTTAGCGATCCTGTGCCGTTCGGTATCATAAATTCCTATGCGAAAGTGATATTGTTCATACAATCGGGGTCTAACAGTGCCTTGACGGTAAACGGAACCTCATTAAACTTCAGGTCGGATATTGCGTCGCGGCTCTCGTACCATGTCGCCACAAGAATCTTGATCGCGTGCTTTACCGTTGCCGGTACATCCGCCGCCTCGGCGCCATACCCGGCCTTATAGATAACCTGTACAGCGTTGCGGATACTTCTGCACGCAGGCCACGATGCGTCATACGCCTCGTAAATTCGGCCCGGCTGAGAAACAACATCAACCATGTAATCCGTAACCGCAGTCAACGTCGTCAGGGTTCCGGCGCTATTGTAATACTTGACCGAAGTTACCGAGATCGCCGGGGCCATTGGTAGGTAGATCACGCTGGGAAAATCATCCATGTACATTGTAATCGACTGTTCGATATAGGCCCGGTTCTGATAGTATTCGCACCATTGCCGCGCGGCGGTAATCAACAGGCCGATATAGGTGTCATCGGCAACGCTGGTAATCCGCATGTGCGTTTTGGCTTCGGCCGTCGTTACCGGCTCGATTGCCGGGTCCGTCGTGATGGACCAGTTTTGGAACACTTCTTATCCTCGTTATCTTCGATAATCTCGACCGCAATCCCGCGCGCGATCAACTGCTGACCGACCCCGCGATACGCATTTTTCATAATGAAGCCGGGAGGAAGTCCGTTGAAAGCTTTTATCAGTCTCAATTTCATTTTTCACTCCTTATGGAATACAATGGGCCGGAAGCTTGCCCGCACGAACGTCCGATATCGGGACATGGAGAGGTTTCCAGTTATTTTGCTCCGTATCCGGGAATGTACAAATCAGTTGCATGTGCCCGATCTTTACCTCGTGGGCAACCCCCACCTTCAATCCGCAATCCCGGCAGTTATACCAGAAATAAACATCCTCATCCCTGCGAAGATCGCCCCAGTCCCCGTTCGGGTCAGGAATCGGCAAAAACCACGGCTTCTTCAGCTTCTTCAATGCGGATGGACGAAACAGGGTCAGCCCGAAATGACCGGTCAATAGCGGGAGGATGTCTTGTGCGAAATCCTCTTTCGTCAACCGAGTCACCCCATCCTTTGTTCTATCCATTCCCAAAAGAATCTGTTCGCTTTCCCTTCGGACTTGCAATGGAACGAGAACATCGTATTCCGGATGGGTCTCCATCAACGACAGCATCTTGTTTACATGGTCTGCTGTGTACCAGCTATCATAATCGGTTGTAAAGATATAGTCGGATCCATGATCCATGCAGGTCGTTAATGTTCTCGTCAACACCTGCGACCAATAGGCCCCTTCTCCCCACTCCACCTGAGCCGGAACCCGCAAGAGAACCCCCAATAGACACTTGGCGTTTTCCGTAAACGTCAACCTCGGCGTACTCATGGCAAAAGATATCTTTTTTCTGGCCATCACAATTCCAGATATCGGCTTCATGGCCCGGATATTCAGACTGACGGGATGTTTACATGTATCCAGATTGTCAGATTCCCACGGCGCAACATCGACAAAACCTACCGCCCTCAATAGCTGGGTTGCGCTGAACTCGTCGAAAATCGCACGATGGAAGTCGTCTTGGTCAACCTGCCCGCCCATGACATATCCGTTAATCGGGCTATCGTGTTGCTTCTGGTATTGGTCGCATATCTTCTTGAAATCCGGGACGGACAGCTTGATGATTCCGCCCGGTTTCAGCTTGGAAAGCCAGTTTTCCAACACCTTGACCGTGTCATGGTAGGAAAAATGTTCTAAGATATGCGACGCTCGAATCTCATCGACACTGTTATCCGGATACTCCAGCGGATAGACCTCTTTCCCAACATGGCGATCCACATTGATATATCCGTCAATTTGTATTTCACCGCCGCCCAAATTCAGTTTTACTTTTTCTTCACTCTGCTCGTTACTCAGCATAACCGGCATCCTTCATCGCTGACCCGTGTATGCGCCAGAACAATTCCAACACACTATCGGGCATTTCGTTTTTATGACTTTCTCCGCGAGTGTTAAATATCAAAGGACACCGTTTGCGGTTTTCCTCAAAAGCGTCCTTGTAATCGTGGGTTTTTCGTATATGCAGCCATTGGCCAATCTGGTCTGCAAATCCGGGGATGTCCTGAATGAACTCCTCGAACTTGATATAAATACACTTCCCTCGCTTCTTGGCGTTCCATGCCCAATAGTGGGAAGACCATCCAGGATAATCGAATCCCTGTCCGGTTATGATGTTGATGATATCGGTCCTATATATCTTGGACAAAGACAACATTGCATCGCGGGCATCCCGGATCAGATAGATACACGGCATCCCGTCGGGAATATAAGCGTGTGTCTTAACAAAAAAGGTTTCTTTAGGATCGTCCCTCAACCCGATATAGGTATCCGGCGTTACATTGTTTTCCGTTATTCTTTTTCCAAAGATCGGTTCCAATTCCGGTTCTTCGTGGGTCGAATACGAATCAATCCCGTACATATCCCGAAGAATCAGCCGAACCAGCGTATTTCCGCTACGCGGCCATGAGGCAATCCATACAATCATGTTTCCTTCCTTCGCTATGCAACCTTCCTCCGCAGGGGGGTCGGCGGATGCCGCCCCCCCCGTAGCGGAGTGAAGGACTCGATCAAGGATTAACCGTTTACGAACGTCGGCGCACAATCCGCCGCAGCCGTAATCACGTTATTCAAGATGAGCTTTGTGGTTGTTGTTTCCGCGCTTTGCATCCCACGCGAAAGCACGGCAATCATGGTCAGCGTCGCCGTGGCGGTCCCAGTCATCGCCTTGACGCCGATGTAGCGTTTTCGTTTTCGCAGGTCAACCTGAAACTCGTGGAGCAGGTTTTCCTGACCAGTCGGCATCACAAACCCCGCCGTGGCGGAAGTGGCCGTACCGCCCTGAAACGCGGCGATGGTCGTCTGACTCGTTGCGACAGTAACCGTATCCGATTCCGTCAGCGCCAGCGTGGTAAACGCCGCCGTTTGTGAGGCGGCGGAAGTGGTCGCCATCACATAGATATTGGCGTGTTCATACCCATCGGTGGAAAAGGCCCAATCGGCATACGTTGTCTGAGTGGCAACCGCCTTCGGCGGATACCACACTACTGCACATTTATCTATCTCGTTCATTGATTTCTCCTTAGCTGGACTTCATGCCGAGCATTACGACAGGGCCAGCGACAGTGGAAGTGCCAACGTCGTGTACGTTGATATCCCACCGTTCGGTCCATCGAAGTGCCAGTTGATTGCGCTCGAACACTGACTGCGAACCTACATACGCGCTGTCCGAGATTGCCATCGTTGTTTGTTGACGGTCGCCGAAATCGGCCGCAAGCGAAAGATCGCCAAACAGAACGATCAATGCGTTTGTGGCTTCCGCCGACGCCATCGAGTTGTTGGTTACGACCGGATATCCGAGGAAAGTCCGAGTGGGCTTGCCGTTCTGGATATCAAGGAACGAGTTGCCGGTAGCGGCCGCCTTCAGGAGGTCCAACAGACCGCCTGCGACCGCCGAGTGGCAATAGAACTTCGGATTTGTCCCGGCATAGCTCGGAAGTATGCCGATCAGCTTGGTAAAGTCGGCCAAGACCACTTCCGAGAACGCATTGCCGGTGGCCATGATAACGCCGCCGCCTTCGTCAACGGTTGATCCGGTCAGGTTGACCGCTTGCAGGCGTTTTACGATTCCGGTAATTCCGTGATAGGTTGATGTTCCATCGCCAATAAATCCGGCGTCGTCTTTCTTCTTGGCGGAGGCCATCGCAACATCACGACCGAGAGCATCCATAATGGGGACGATAGAATCGTTGTTGAGTTGGTTGGTCAGACGAGTCAGAACCATCCAATCACGGGCGATCAACTCGACTTGGCTCCAAGCCATCGTGGATTCGGTTCCGGCATCGGATTCACCGACGGCGTACATCGTCAACCCACTATCCTTGCGGTCGCGTACCGTTCGTTCCGTGGTCATGGGGACGTTTCGGGCATTCGCTTGGAAGCTGCCGTATTCCAGTTCCAACTGAATGATGTTGCGGTCGATTTCCGGGAATACCAGATACCCGCCCTGGGTATTGGTTCCTTCGTTGTGGACGGCCTGCCACGGAGAATAACCGTAGTCTTGGCAATACTGCGCGGCAAACCGGTTGCCGCACATCGCCATAACCTGCTGGCCCCAGACATACGCCCACTTCTGACTTTCTTCGGTCTTGAAGCACTTGGCGTTGGTGAACAGCCGTTTCGGTTCGGCCGGAATCACCAGCTTACTGTCTTGGGCCTTCTGAAGATTCTCCGTTTGAACCTCATCGTTGCCGTCTTTGATCGCAGGCATATCAGTTTCCCGCGCTTTCATCAGGACGAGTTCCTTGTCGATTCTGGACTGGAGGGTATCGGCTGTGGTTTTCAGCGAATTGAATTTCGCCTCATTTTCCGGAGTCATTGCCCCTTCGATATCCAAGATCGCATCCATTTCCGCGCAGAGCGCGGTTTTCTCGTCCATGAACTTTTTCAGTCTCTTGTTCATGTCAATTTCCTTAGAATGCTATAAAATGATTAGTTTACTTACACAAATGCTGCCGCATTGAAGATGAAGCTGCCGCCTCACCGTATTTTCATCAGGTCAACTTGTGCCCTGAGTTTCTTTTTCTTGCCGCTGTCGGATCGGAGATCGTCGATGACTTGCTCGAAAGTGGCTACCCTATCGGCCATCCCAACGGATACAGCCACTTCCGCACCCATAACACGGCCCTTGCCGTAGTTCTCGTCAACCTTAGCCGCCTTCGTATCCCGGTTCCGTGCGATATCGTTGACAAACATGGAGTGGTATTCCATGACGCGCTTTTGCATGTAGCCCATCGAATCTTCGCTCAAAGGGCCAATCCCTTCGCCCTTGTGTTCGGTAGAACGGAATACCGTTGTTTTGACTCCGGCCTTTGCATCGGCTTCCGAGTCGTCCACATGGACGGCCAAAACGCCGATAGAGCCGATTTCCCCGCTGGGGGTTACAACAATCTGGTCGGCTGCAGAGCCAATCCAGTAAGCCGCAGACGCCATCAGAGAGTTACAGACGGCAATGATCGGCTTCTTGCCGCGAGCGTCGAATATCTTCTTGGCCAGTTCGGAAACGCCGTACACAGACCCGCCGGGAGAGTCGATATCCAATACTACCGCCCCTACGTTCGGATCGTTGATGGCCTGATCGAACAGGGAACCGATCTGTTCGGTCGTCGTTCCGCCGGACTCTAACGCGGAGAAACGCTGGGCAATCGTCCCGTAAATCTGGAGGGACGCAATATTCCCGGAGATGTTTCGGTACGGGGTCGCCCGTCTCTTTTCGGCGGTAATCTCGTCGATCTCGGTATCCCCTTCGATTTCAACCGAAAGAACTTTGTTGCGTAAAATAGCAAGGATTTGGTCCATCTTATCTGGCAAAATAGCCCAGATCGACGAGTTGACCCCGTTAATTATTTTGGCATAACTTTTCATCGAGCATACCTTGAATCAGTTGAACATAATCTGCCTTCGTGTCTGGAAAACGATCCATGCCAGTAAAGCGGTCTTGAACGCAATCAATTCCAATTGCTGCAAAGAGGGGGGCAAGACATTGGAACATATACTTGGCGTGGTCGGTACGTCCCTTCTGGTTCGCAATGGGTTCTCGTTGTACCTTATTGGCCAGTCGTTGCGATACATCCTCGATCCAAGCATGGAGTGCCTTGTCTTTTTCTTCCGGCTCTTTCGGTATTTTAGACCCGCCGGTTGATCCGCTGGAAAGGTTAGTCTTTTCTGCAACCTTGTCGCCGCCTTCAATCGGATCGAGATTCTCGCGTTTCCGAACCTCGTTTGGGGTCATCCATCGGCTGGCCAGCGCCAGAGAGTAGGATTCGTACCGGCTTTTCTGGTCCCCGCGCAGGAGCGCGTCCGCAAGGAATTCGCAGTAATATTCTTCGCTGTCCAGAAGCAGGCGTTTGTTGATGGACTGATCGAATCGGACCATCCACGGCCGCAAAGTGTACGTTACAAGGTCGATGGACTGCTGTTCGATATTGCTGAATGTAGCCCTCTCCAGATCCGCAATCATCGGCGGCGGCACACGAAATAAACGGGCGATATCCGTAACGGAAAACTTTCGTGTTTCGAGGAATTGCGCCTGATCCGGCGGTATTATCATCGCCGTCCACTTCAAATCCTCTTGCAAAACAAGGGTCTTGAACGAGTTTTTGGCCCCGCTGTATTCCTGTGCCAACTGCTGTTTCAAGCTGTTCACGGCCTGCTCGGACAGCCGTTGCGGTGTACTGAGAACCGCCGCGGGGTTGGCTCCGTTGGCAAAGAACGATCCGCCAAACTTATCGGTTGCCAGACCCAGCCCTATCGTCGTTGCGGCATATTCTATCGGGTTCAGTCCTTTTACCCCGTCGAAGGAAAGTCCGGCGATATGCAGAATCCGGTCTTGCGAGTATTTTCTTTCTACATTCTCATCGGGAAACCGTATCTTGTACCGGAGCGATTTATCCTGCAATCGCTCGATAGTCACCCGATCCGGATGGACTGGATGTAGCTCTATCGGTTCGCCAGATGCGTCCCAGTCGATCACCGAGTAGGCGTTTCCCCTCAGAACAACATGCGCCGCCATCAATTCCTTCCACTGCATCGGCGTCTGATACTCATTCGGAGAAACATGCAACAGCTTATAGACCGGATGATCCTTCGCGCGAGTCCGTTTATCGTCCTCACCGCGTTTGTAGATAATCGCAGGCAGCGAACCGATATTCTCCGCGATAATGCGAACGCACGCCATAACCGCCGTCAAACGGAGTGCGGTATCTGGTGTTACATGTTCCCCGGCGGTTGCTATCGGAAAGAACTGATTCCACTGACGCATTGTTATCGTGTCGGATACGGCGGAAACCGGGATATACCCGCACTTGGAAAGCAACTTGGAAATCAATTTCATAGTACGAGAACTCCTTCGGTTTCATAGATCGACGGCAAGACAAGCGGGGTCGCAATGCACAAACCCAGCGCCATGAGAGCGGCCACAATAGCGTCAATCCGTTCCGAGGACTTTTTTTTGCTTGGTTTTATGTTTTCGGCGGCGTCGATCTCGGCTGTTACGTTCGACGCACACCACTCAATCACCGGGTTATCTCCGTAATCGAGCAATTTGGATAAGATTAACTCCATAAACTTCTTGCTTGGGGCCGACATCGAGGCGAAACCCTGCCCGAACATCTCGACGTTAAACCCATCGCCTTCCAGTTGCGTCGATAGCTGTGTTGCGTTCCATCGGTCGAAGGCGATCCCGCGAATATCGACGATCTTGCCGACTTCGTTCACCCGCGCCCGTATCCGGTCATAGTCAACAACATCGCCCGGCGTCAGTGTGATATACCCTTGCTCGGCCCACGTCAGATAGGGCACACGATCCCGCTCCATCCGCTTCCGCGCGTTGACTTCCGGGATAAAACAATCGGCAAGGAAATGAAACTTCTCGTCCTGAAACAGATAATCGACGCAGCACAAGTCCGTTGTCGAAGATAGATCAATCGCCGCGTAACATGGCTTACCGGCAAAATCCTCGATCCGGGTTCGTTTTCCCTTGCACTCCCGAAACCGATCCATCGGTATCCACCGGACATCCTGTTGCGTCCACTGATTCAGGTGGAGGCGGCGAAAAGTATTTTCATAGGCCGGTACGTCTTGCGCCCGTTGGCATTCCTTTTTCAGGTATTCCAAAGTAACGCTGACCCCTAAATTCGGGTTGGCCTTCCTCCATGTCTTTTCTTTTCGCCAGTCGTCTTTTTCTCCGATTTCGTAGATCACAGGGAAAAAGGTATCGTCCTGAATAATCCCATCCCGTACTTTGCAGGCGTAATCATATTTCTCGTAACAGATCGAGTGCCGATCCCATCCGGCGGTCGTGATATGGATAATTAACGGCTGCCGCCGCGTACCTGTGGAGGTCGAAAGAGCGTCCACAAGATCGCGGTTTGGCTGTACGTGCAGTTCGTCGTTAATGACCAGATGGCTGTTGTAGCCCTGTTTAGTGTCCGCTTCGCTGGATAACGCCTTATAGATCGAATCGCCGCGGTTGAATTCGATGGACTTAAAGGTACGGTACACCCGCGCCCGCTTATCCAATTCCGGATTCCGGAAGATCATCCCCGCGGCGTGGCGAAACACCAGAGACGCCTGTTCCTTCTCGCCAGCGGCCGAGTAAATTTGCGCACCCGGCTCGTTATCGCAGAAACCAACATAGTCGATAATACCGGCACATAACGGGGTTTTCCCGTTCTTTCGAGGCACAAAGATAAACGCCTCCCGGTATCTCCGCGATCCGTTAGGCCGTATCCATCCGAACAGGTTGGCGATGATGGACTTTTGCCAGTCCTCCAACACAAACGGTTGTCCGGCCCGATCCCCTTCGATAAAGACAAGGTGTTCGGCAAAGAAGTCTAAAGACCGCTTAGCCAGCTTCCTATCGAACGTACATTCCCCGGCACTTGCGAATGGATCGTATCCACCGGGGATAATTCGGCAGATATCCTCAAGTGTTTTCTTCCTGATAGATACCATGCTTGCAGTTGTTATGCTGGCTTGAAAAACCGCAACTTTCCGCTATTTTTGTCGGGCGTCTCATTCTCCGAACGCACCCGCGTTCTATCCGATGGGGTCAGTCCGAACTTGCCTTCGAGCCGATCCAGTATGGGGGCCAATTTCGCCATTTTCTCCTCCGAGAGCAATCCCGTGCTGGACAAGTCGTACCAACGCGCGCAGACTTGGATATACCGGCTTAACGCAATCCGATTCGACGAATCGAATATCCCTTGATTCACCAATTTCGCTTGAAGATCGTACCATAACTGTCTTTCGTAATCCGTTTGTAGCTCTGTAGGGCATTGCACCGCGTTCAGGTCCGGCTTCGGCTCTCCTTTTCGCAGATCGCCACGCCATGACCCTCTGGCTTTCAATATCCCCGTGGGGGTTGGGCATTTACCGGGTTTCATAGAAACCTCTTAGAGCATACTTCCATCACCCTATTTTGAATTACTTCCAATACACTTTCCGGAGTACCTAACACTTGAAACGGGAGCGCATGCCACTTGACATAAATTGCGGTTGTTGGACCTTTATCGGTCTTGTGCCATGCAACCCACCCGCTAATATGCTCTAAATTAATGTATTGCGGCCCTTCGACTCCCGGAAAAGTTACAAATATAAATACATCATCTTTCTTCATTTTCCTTCACCTGTCTTCTTGTTATGATGATATTCGCAAAGGGATTGCCAGTTATTGGGATCCCAGAACAATCGCATATCCCCCCGATGTGGTTCGATGTGGTCAACCACGGTAGCCGGTTCAGTTCGGCCTTGTTTAAGGCATTCTACGCAAAGTGGGTTATCGCGTAGATATCCCGCTCGATTTCGTTGCCATGCCGACCCATACCCCCGCACAGCCGCACACGGGCGGCATTCGGGCGGCTTATGCACCTGTTTGAATGTCTTGACCCTGAATGGCATCAGTAGAATCGGGCGTAGGCCGATGTGTTATTCGATTCGTTTGGTTGTGCGGCCCCGGCCACGCCAGCGGCATCATAAAAGAATATGCCGATGTATTTTAGCCCTGTTGTATCAAAACTCAGGTGTGCGATACGATTGTTCCCGGAGTCGGTAACAAGCACGCCTTTTATCCATACCGTTGTACTATCTACGTTTATGGTGTCCGCCCAATTGATATCAGTGGCCGCCGTGGTTGTGTTGGGGTATTTTACCACCTGTTGCGTGCCGAGCACGAAATCGCCTTCGCAGATAAACTCAGCCGGGCCCCCTTCGGCCCACCCATAAACAACAAAAGACCCTGTATCATCCGCCAGATTCGAATCGGCCCCGCCGCAGATAGCGATTACGCAACGTACATCCGTGGTGTCGCTTGCGCCTCCTGCGGATATCTGGAATGCCGTAGATGGCATATTGGCAAAGTCGCCAGCGGTCTCTACGGCAAGACAGGCGGCAGACGTTGCCCCGTCCTCGTTACCGACCGCCCGGATTAGCTGCCAATCGCTGACTTTGAACGTGGGAGCGGCCGCCGGGAGCGAAATAACGCCTATAAAGCAAAAAACGAGGAATGCCACGGCAAACGCCACCAGAATACGAGTTTTCATGCTGAACCCCTGATTATAAGTATTTTTCCGATACGACCATGCCATAACCGCAGTTATGACAGTAAAATCCGAAGGTTTCGCCCTCTACGGGCGTTAAACCCTCCTCGAACGGCACATCATCCCCCGGCCGGTGTGAACAATTGGGGCACTCCCTGTCCAGAAGTGCCCCAGTCTCTTTTGCAGGGTCGCCCCACGTTACAAGCAACCAAGTATCGGAGGATTGTTGGTGTGTAATTGGACGACCTCCTTGCAAACAGACGCCTAAGATCATGATGAGCCCTCTCTATAAACATTGACCAAATTATACCGTTTACTTAACCGTCTTATCGTCGCCTTCGCTCTGGAGATGGACCGATAGACTGCAATGGTACTAACCCCTTCAGATTTGGCTATATCGGCCGCCTTCATGCCGGACATGTATCGCGTGATGCGTTCCCGCTGTTTTTCTGTGAGTTTTGACAATATCCCCGCCGCTTCGTTTGACTTCCTATGCCACCTGTGACCGCAGTTTGGACATATTTCAATCATGCAGATATTATTTGCAATCCGTAAAGATTTGTCAAGAAAATTTATATTATTTACCGATTTGACTTTAACTACCTGTGTGGTATGCTTTGTTTGAGTGAAAGGACATGACATGAGAAAGAAATGCGAGGCCATTGTTGCATGTGAGTGCAAAAAGTGTGGAATTACCAAAATTGGGGCAATAATAGAAGTAGAATTGCCTTGTGAGCACAAAGGTATAACTCTCCTCATAGCTAAAGCCAGCCCTTACAGAAGAATAAACAAAGCGTATTGGGCTAAAAAGAAGAGCAAACCATGAAAGATCTATTCCACGGATTATTAAAGCTCATCGCGGCGTTCCTGCTGTTCGTGTTTCTGTTCTACGCCCTCATGTGCATGGAAAAATACCTAATGACCTACTGAAACAAGGAATCCAATATGCAATCCTGTGAACTCTGTAAATCCAACATCCCCACCACCGACACCGTGTTCATCAAAAAAGACATGAACCTATGCAAAAAATGCTTCGATAAACTCTCCCGCAGAAAAACCTACAAAAAACCCATAGTCGCCACCATTTCCGGCCCAAAAATGCAAATCGACTGGTAAATTCACCACTTTAACCCGTAAAATGACTATTTTAACACGGTTAATGTTAAGATGGGGACTATGGCAGTCCGTGAAAAAAACTGCAACGG